GCTCACATATGTAGTCCTGCGACATTAAGTATGCGGCTCTGGTATTCTCCCATGCCTGCGATAAATAAAAACTCTTAGCCCATGCTTTCATACTGTCCCCGCTCCTTTCTGCAATACCCAGCGCCCTAGATTTCATGCGCCGGGTGGAGGCTAAAGAAATAAAAAAAGAGTAGGCTACTGCTGCCGCGTCACGGCTAAGCTATTGCCTACTCTTTTTATGTTACCATTATACAGCTTTTGAAATACCATGTAAACACCACGATTTTACCACGATATTACCAGCCCGGCTGCTGCTACAGCCTCGCCCGTTCTTCATCAATGCCCCATAACAGTACAGATAATTCGTTTATGATCGCTGTCACCCAGCGTCGCGGCGTGTTCTTCCCGGTTTCCAGTTTCTCTGCGATCTCCTCATACTCCATGCCCTGCATGAAATACAGTTCAAACGCTTTATACTCTACCTCTCTGCCTGCTGCCCTGCGCCTGCGCTCGATCTCTTCTACTGCCGTGTCTATGTGTGCTGTCATAATCAGCGTTTTAAAACGGCTGCGTCTCACGCTTTCCAGATATACCCGCTGCTGCTCTTCTGTCATTCCCTTAAGCTCTAACTGCTCGCCGTCGCTTACTGCGTTCTGGATATGGAAAACTGCATCACGGTAACATTTCATAAGCGTGAAAGTATTATGGTATTTGTTCTGCCGCTTTTCCTTTTCTTCCTGCTTTCTGTACTCCCGCACTGCTGCCCTTGCCGCTTTCTGTATCAGCTCTTCAAATTCAGAGGCGGGAAGTGCTACCCGGCTTTCGCCTGTTTCCTCTCCCCCTGCCACGATCTCTGCGCCTGCTGCCTTAGTTTCTGTTTCCTGCATCTTTTCTACTCCTTTCTTTGAATCCGCTGTCAATCCGTCCGAATATTGCCAGCAGCAAAATAATTATGACTGTCAATAAAAAATCCGTCACTGTTCGCCCTCTCCTTTCTGGCATGGTGGAAACGGGCAGCTGTCACAATCCGGCTTTTCACATTTCCCGCCGTTATTGTCCCGCAGAATATCCCGTATCAGTATATACGGCAATATCCATACAGGCGTAGAAAGAAGAATAAGCCCCTTTGCCAGCAGCCCCAGTATGTATATTGCTATTTCTCCCGCCCATTCCATATACGTCCTTACTGCCCCTGTAAGCACCTCTGTGATCTCGTCCATAAACTTTATCATTCCCGGTATCTCCTTTGCTGTACGTCTGCATACGCCCTTTTATCCCTGGCACTCCAAAAAATTACCCTTGTTTTAATTCCTGCTTTATGCAGCCGCTCTTGTATTTCCCTTGTTTCCCGTCTATAAAAATCTTCTCTGCTGCTTGACGGTCTTTTTGTGTAGTCTATCGGCGTTCCTGCTACGTCCAGCAGCTCTTTTAAGATTTCTGCTGTAGTTTTTCCATACCGCCTAAATTGCCCCGTAATAATATAAGCCTTTTGCCAGAAAAATAATTTAAAACCTAATGCCGCCTCGATTTTCTTAAACATTTCCTCATTTTCCGGGAAAACTGATTCATATATCCAATTAGCATTTTTCATTCAAACACCCCGCTTTCATACGCCGTAATGACTGCTGCCCGCAGGCTGTCTGCCGCTACATTCCTGCGCCCTATCTTTTCCGGGCTTACACGCCTTAAATACTCTAAATGATCGCTTTCCATGATCTCCGCTATCTTTTCTGCTGCCCTCTGGCTGTGTGTGATCGCTCTAAGCTCGTCAGCGCCGCCCAGCGCGTTTATTTCATACACTGCATAATGACTGCTGCCGTATTCCCTCACTTTCCAGCTGAATATACGCCCTTTAATCTCCAACGGCTGTATATTGTCCGCTACATTCCTGCATATCGTCCCCGCTGAATCAAAACCCCCGGCTGCAAACCGCATTATAGATGCAAAAGCGTTTGTGATTGCCTCTGCCGCTCTTGTAGCTGCCGTTGCAAAGTCCACGCGGCTTATAGTCTTAACTGCCTTTTTCGCAAGCCTGCGCTGCTTGCGCTTATCCAGCTGTAAAGGCGGGTTTTCTCCATGCAGTTTTTTATACCTCTTTTTCCATTGCCTGTAATTCATATTCCCATTTCTCCCCTTTCTTTATCGCTTAATATTCTCGGTGCATTTACTGTAGTAATACTGGCTCCGTTTCCCAAATCCCAGCCCACATGCGCCTTTATATAAATCTTTTCTTCCGTTCCGTCCGCATACTCTACGGGAATTTCTAAAACTATCTCCCTCATGCCCTTTGCCTCTCTTTCCTGCTTTATCACAATACGCCTGCTGCCCGGCTGCTGTATGATCGCCTCGACATGCAGATAGGCAGGCAGCAATACTGCGCTGCCCGCTCTAAGCTGGTACTCTATGCTTTCTTTCATTTTTCGGTAGTCCTCGGCTTTCGCTACCTTGTCGCAGCCTATGAATACCGTTATTTGCTGCTCACTCTTCTTTTTCCGCTGCCGCCTGTTCATTGCCTGCCCCTCTTTCCAGTGCTGCCGCCTGTCCTATCTGGTAATCGTCAATGCTCATTTGTCCCGGCAGTTGGTCTGCCCCCCCCCCGTGTCCGTTTCGGACATTTGCCCGCTGTGCGCGGTTACATCAATCCCCAGAATACAATAACCCTCTTCCAGCCCTGTATAATCTTCCAGCATATAAATAATATCTGCATCAATCGTGCGCCCTGTATGCTTTCCGTCTGCAAATTCCAGCATTTTAAGGCTGTCGCCCACCTTGTACCCTCTGTCATTTTTCCGCAGCTCAAACTTTTTCTTTCCGCTTATAATATCCTCGTAGTAAGAAGAGGCTATTTTTATATCATGCGTTTTATGATCTGCTTTCCCGTCGCTCGGCAGTTTTTCCATTTTCTCCCGGTCTGCCCGTTCCTGCAATTTCTTCTTTGTGTCCCGGTCTATTTTGTCCTGCTCTTCGCTATAACGCTGCTCGTCCGTTTTCTCTGCCTCTGCCTTGTTTATGTACTGATCGCACTTTTCACAAGTCCCTGTTTTTACGTTGCAGTCCTTATACCGTTTGCAGGAATAGCACAAAGAAGTTATGCTTTCCGGGTGCGGCGTTTCGTAGCTGTCGCCCGCCTTTTTCTCTGCCACCTTTGCCGCTATTTCCTTTGCCCGTATGCTCTCGCCTGCTGCCGCCTTTTCTGCTATGGCTTTCTGCTCTTCTGGCGGCAGCTTTGCAGCCTCGTAAGCTGTCGTAACTCCTATATTCCCCTTTGCAAATTCTTCCTTGATCTCCGGCGTGGCATTGTTGTTAATGCTATCCATGCGGGCTATGTTTGTGGGGCTTTCGTTCATCAGCTCGGCTATAACGTCCCGCAGCTTTCCCGCGATCTCTAACCCGTCCTCGTCTTTCGCCCTTAAAAGTGCATCTTTCAACCGCTGCGCCTGCTGGGTTTTCTCCCACGCCGTAAGCTCCCTGTTATATGCGTTGCCGATCAGCAAAGACAATTCAAACATTGCCCCGGACATATCCTTGTACAGATACCGCACTTTCTTAAATTCCTCATGCCCCCGCTCAATGTTCAGAATGTTTGCAAGGTTCCTGCGGTGTCCGCTCACAATCTTAAATTCGCCGTTTACCCTGCCTAATACCGTGGGCTGCTGCTGCCCTACGGTTAAAAAACTGTCTGCCAGCTCTTCTATGTTCTCCTGTGAATAGAAATTGCTTTCAGAGGGCTTTACGTCATACGGGCTTAACCAGATTTCCGTATACTCGCTTACATTGCCTATGCCTGCCGCCCTGCTTTTCGCGTTCATAATATCCGTAATACCAAATTTTGCCTTTCCCATGTTCCTTACCTCGCTTTCCCTAAATGTATCTAAAGTAAATCAAATATATTTTCTGGTTATAGGTCAAATCATTGCTGTAAAGCATTTTCTCAAACTCGCGCTCTGATAAATTCCGTATATTTCTTTTCAATCTATGCAGAAATAGAAATATACTAATAACCGCCTCGTATACCATCATGCCTTACCTCGCTTTCCCTGTGTATCTGGTTACGAATTTCTTATAATCCTGCGCAGCTCCGCAGCACGGGCTATACTCATAAATCGGCTTGAATAAAAACGTACTCTCTGCCACTTTCCCGGAATATCTGATAACGCCCAGTAAAGAATAGCTTTCTTTTTCTGCCTCTAACCACTCCCACCCGGCTGCCTCTCCGTCCGTATTCTGATATGCCGTAACCAGAACGCCCAGCAGACGCAGCGCCGGGTTAAACTGCCTTGCGTCCTCTATCTGATCTGCCAGAATGTCTAAGCCCTCTAACGCCCACTCGTCTATTTTTACGGGTACTATAACCTCGTCCGTGATCGTCAGCGCATTTACCACGTTAAGCCCAATGTCTGGCGGGTTGTCAATAATGCAGTAATCGTAATAAGCGCCCACTGCGTCCAACTGCGCCAGCCGCTTATACCGTTCTATCTGGTTTCCTGTCTCTTCCGTCGTCAGCTGCCATGTAGCGCCCATAAGTGACATATTCGCAGAAACAATGTCTATCCCCTCGTAATCTGTCCGCTGTATCAGCTCTGCTGCCGCCTGCCATTCCCCGGAAAGCAGTTTCGTGATCGGCGCTACGCTCTCCGCATCATATCTACCGTATGCCTTGCTTAAATTCCCTTGCTTGTCGTTATCCAGCAGCAGTACCTTATAGCCCCTGCGGTACAGCTCATATGCCATATTTACCGCTGTAAAGGTCTTTGCTACCCCGCCTTTTAAATTCAACAAACTTATAACTTTCATTCTCTGCCTCTCTTTCTTGCGCCGCCTCTGGGCGCAGCTGCTTAATATGCTCTATTCTTTTGTGATCTCTGTTTCCAATGCCTGCCCGCAGTTCTCGCAGAAATTCTTTATTCTTTCGCCCAAAACGCTTTTATTTACCACAATCCAGTTACATACAGGACATTTGTATGTTTCAAAATTTATCAAACCTTTAGTTTTCACAATTTCTGCCTGCTCTCCCTCGAAAATGGTTGTTTTTCTCGGCGTTTTCGGTGACTGCTTATTAAGTGCAGAAATACAGGCGTTGTGTAGCTCTGTATCGTATATGTTGTTTTCTGCAAATTCTGCCGCCGTTTTGTACTTTTCCAATTTTTCTATAGCCTGCTGCGCTGTCATTGTCTCCATATCTGCCCTGCCTCTCCCAGCTCTGCTATATGCAGCAGATACTTTTCTATCAGCTCTGCTGCCGTCTGCCAGCCGTAACATACTGCTGTAAAATATCCCTGCTGCCGCAGGAAACTTAACCAGCCTTTCTGCTTTGCCGTTGTGGTATTCTTCCCAGCCTTAAGCTCTATGTACAGCCCGTGGTACTCTCCCCGCGCTACTGGTAAATGAATATCCGGCACGCCTGCCTTTACTCCCTGCCTCTTTAGCGCCGTTGCTGTCGCCGCATCACGCTTGCCGCCGTTTGGTACATGGTACATATATTCCAATTCCGGCATACGTCCCAGCTGATACCCCGCCCAGCTAAATAGCGCCTCTTGTTGCCCGCTCTCGTCGTCCAGCCTAAAGTTTCTCATGCCCTCGCCTCTCTTTCCTGTATTCCCTGTACAATGCTTTCCAGCGTTCCTTGCTTAACCGCCTTTTGTAGCATAAATACCGTTCTGTTTTCCTGCTGTACTCTTCCAGCTCTTTTGCCGCCTTTTCTCCTTTGCCACCTGCTGCCACAATCCAGTAAAGAGACGGGCTTGCTATTCCCAGCTGTCTTTTAATTTCATTTTCGCAGATACAGCGCGGCGTTTTCGGTCTGTGTCTCTCCATGTATTCTGGGTAAAATATCTTCATTTTCTTTCTCTCTTTCCTGCCTGCCATGTCCCAGCTGCATATATTGAAATACTCACACCATAGGCAGCAGTGCTTACAGTTCTTGCCCCTCTGAAATAACCAGTGCTTTAGCCTCTGCCTCATTTCCTGCGCCCCTTTCTGTCGTCTATGCCGTTCCAGTATTCCCAGTTCTTCATATCCTCGCTGGCATGTGCTATAGCCACTGCTGCCAGGCACATTACCGCGCCCGCCAGTACCAAAAGCACCACGCCCACGACTATTACCACAATCCGTACATACTGCATCTTATCCCCCCCTCTCCCTCTAATTTGACTAATGTATATCTGAAATACCCGTAGCCGTAATATTCCGGGCTATGTACTCCCTTGCTTATGCTGTCCTTGTCAACGTAATATCCCTTTATTGCCCTCGGCTCTGCCTTGAACCATTGCCGATCTGAAATTATCCGTATTTCCGGCACTGGTCTTACAAGGTTCTTGCTGCTATTCCAGCGCTTACCCTGTAGCGCCCCGTCCTCTGCTTTCCTGTGCTTGTCTGTGTACTTAATCAGATAAGCCGCCAGATCAGCATAATTGCCGCTGTCGTCCAGAGGAAAGACTTTTACCCGGTTATGCCCCTCATATGCCTTGTACCAGCACTGCTGCAATATCTTTGTGTCTATCTGGTTTATAACTAAGTGGTGATGCCTGGCTCCCTTGTCCCCTATCTCCATAACATGA